GAATTGACCGACAAACAAAGGCTTTTCTGCATTTATTACAGCCGGACATTCAATGCCACACAAAGCTATCAAAAGGCCTACGATTGTTCTTATGCTACAGCTGCCACAAACGCATTTCGCACACTGGAAAATGCTAGAGTAAAAGACGAATTAAAACGGCTCAAGGAAATCAAGCGGCAGCAGGTGCTTGCTGATGAGGTAGATATCGTAGAGCTACAGATGAGGATCGCGTTCTCAGATATCGGTGATTACGTGACGTTCGGACAGGAGAACGTGCCTGTGATCGGACAATTTGGTCCTGTCGAGGTGAAGGATCCAAAGACGGGAGAAAAAACCATTCTGTACCAGGATGTCAATGTAGTGCGCTTTAAGGAATCTGATCATGTTGACACGCAGCTGATTCAGGAAGCCAAGAACGGCCGCAACGGTGTTTCCATCAAGCTAGCAGACCGCCAGAAGGCAATAGACTGGCTGACCAAATACTTCCTGCTCCATCCCGGGGACAAGTACAAGGCGGAATTTGAAAAGAGGCGCGCTGAGAACTCCGGCTATGGAGGCGATGGAGAACAGTATGAAGACGACGGACTTCTGGATGTTCTGAACGACAGGGCAGGCAAGATATTTGAGGAGGGTGATGATATTGTCGAAACGTAAAGCCCTGTTTAAATTTGCCCCATTGAGTAAAAAACAGAAAATGGTGCTGTGCTGGTGGCAGCCGAACAGTCCATATCGCGATAAGAAGGGGATTATATGTGATGGATCCATCCGAAGCGGTAAAACCACGGTAATGTCTTTGTCCTACGTAATGTGGGCAATGGAGAATTTTGACGGGGAGAACTTCGCACTGTGCGGCAAGACGATCCAGTCTTTGCGCCGCAATGTGATCAAGCAGCTTCTAAAGATGCTGCGTTCCAGGAAGTACAAGGTACAAGAGCACCGATCAGAGAACAGCATCACCATCCGCAAGAATGGAAAAGAAAATGAGTTCTATCTGTTCGGCGGCAAAGACGAGGGCAGTCAGGATCTGATTCAGGGTATCACGCTTGCCGGCGTATTCTTTGACGAGGTCGCTTTGATGCCGGAAAGCTTCGTGAACCAGGCGGTAGGCCGCTGCTCTGTAGAGGGTGCCAAGTACTGGTTTAACTGTAACCCGGAGGGGCCGGATCATTTCTTCAAAAAGGATTGGATCGACAGAATTAAAGAGCGCAATCTGATCAGGATCCACTTCACGATGCGAGACAACCTGAGCTTGTCAGAGGAAACACTGAAGACTTACGAGAGCCAGTTCCGTGGTGTATTCTACGAAAGGTTTATCCTGGGACTCTGGGTGGTGGCGTCCGGCCTGATCTTTCGATATTTTGCCGAAAACGACAAACCGTATCTGTTCAGAGACGATGATATATTCGACAGCCAGAGCAAACTAAAAGAAGGATTTTATAAGATCATCATGGGTATCGATTTTGGTGGCAGCGGATCCATGACGACATTCTGCCTTACAGGGTACCGCAAGGGATATCACAATATTTTTGCCCTGGAAGAGGACGGACTGGCATTGTCAGATAACATAGACGCGAAGCAGATCTGTGATAAATTCATAGAATTTTACCGAATGGCGATCAAGAAATATGGGCGTGTGGACTGGATATTTCCGGATTCCGCCAGCCCGACAATGATCAACAGCCTGCGGAGCGCGGCACTGGCAGCAGGATTGAACCATACGAACATAGCCGGATGCACCAAAAATGAGGTATCAGAGCGTCCCAAAATGATTGATCTGCTCTTTAACACAGGCAGACTGAAGATCAACGAACGCTGTGTTCGAATCAGAAAGGCAATAGCTTCTCTGCGGTGGGATGAGAAGCACGCGGATCGGCCGGAGGACAAAAACATAGGAAACTGTAACGACTGGTGGGATGCATTATGCTATACAATGCTGACCTTTGCAGACTATATCATGCTGGATCGTGCGGCATAGCGTAGCGATCAAAAACAAAAAGTTGCACCGGTGCAACCGGGGAAAGAGAGGAGAAACGATGGAGAGTTGCGTAAAAGACATGTTGGAGCGGAAAGGATATGCTGTGAATGCCAATGCACAGAGCATCATCAAAGCTGCAGACGGATGGTACAGAAATAGCGAACTGGCATTTCACAAAAGGACGACGGCACAAGGGAAGCACTTCACAATGCGCCGACTGGGATTTGCAAAGCGGTGTTGTTCGGATGATGCCAATCTGTGCGAGGTAATAGAGATCAATGCAGGCGGGGATACGAAAGAGATTGAAGAGCAGGCTGCGGCCAGAAAAACACAGGATGAGACTGTGAACCAGATTCTCCGCGCCAACCGGTTCAACACGCAATATCGCCGTCAGCTCGAACAAACATCTGCGCATGGGACAGTGGCGTGTTATGTCCGGATGGATGATGTGAAATTTATGGATGATAACTCGGTAAAGGACGGCAAAATCCGACTGAATTACGTCACGGCAGATTGTTTCATTCCATTGACCACGGACAATGATGTAGTCACAGAGGCGGCGTTCTCCGGATCAATTCTGCATAATGGTGAGAAAATCACCACGCTGGTCATGTTCACGCTGGATGGTACCGGCAGATATATTGCGGAAACGCACACATTCGACAAATCAGGCAATGAGCTCAAGGACAGAGAACAGGTCGTACAGTTGGGCGATGTGAAGCCTTTTGGTGTCATGAAGATAGCAGAGGTCAATAACCTGGAGGATATGGAGGGATATGGTTATCCCAAAATATACGGCGCGATTCCAATCCTGGAAACACTGGATTTGTGTTTCAATGTCTTGTTCGGGGATCTGGACAAGGCGGACAAGCTGATACTCATCAATGAGGCACTCTGTAAATTCGATGAAAATGGGAAGCCGATCACCCCGTCGGAGCAAATGAAAAAGATATTTATCATGCTCGGACAGAGATTGCCTGAGGATAAGGCACTCGTGCAGGAGTATAACCCGAAAATCCGTATCGAGGAGATCACCAAGACATTTGAACTGGCATTATCCCTGCTGTCCATGATGTTCGGGTATGGCACGAAGAAATACAGTTTCGAAAATGGTCAGATCATTACAGCATCTCAGTATATCGGGGAAAGACAGGATCAGATGCAGGAACTGAACCGCCAGCGGCAGGAGGCCAAAGAATACATATCGGACATATGCAAGGCAATCATGTGGTTCTCAAACACATACCACGGGACTGCATTTGACCTTGACACAGAAGTGCTGATAGATTTTGACGACAGCTTCATCTCGGATAAGGAGACACAGATCCAGCGCCGGAGAGACGATGCGGCGACATTTGATATACCGGAGCTGCTGATCTGGTATTTGATGGAAGCCTACAATTTGTCTGAGGACGAGGCCAAAGCATTGGTGGAACGGCAGCAGGACACAAAAGAGCAGGACGCTGACGGAGAAGAGGAAGATTGAGAGGTAATTTATGCTGACAGACGAGCAGGAGGAGATCATATCACAGGCACTTGTACCGTTATTTGAATACCTGGAGCAGGAGGTGATCCGCGATGTGGCAAAGCGGATCAGCGAATCTCTGGCCTATACCAGAACCGCCGAGCTGGAGGTAGAACATCTGCAAAAGCTTGGATATAGTCCTGCGCGCATCCGGAAGGAGGCAATGAAGATCTTAAATGCGGATGCAGCATTCCGGAAAACTGTGGCGAAGAATACGCTGGATCATAAGCGTGAAGTAAAAAAGATATTAAAGCAGATCATGAAGTCAGCAGCCAGAAGCAAAAAAGAAGTATTGCGGGATGCGGCAGAGCTTGCCTATTTCAATGATCTGAAGATCTGGAAGGAGAGTGGCAATCGGCTGACAGATCGATCATATCTTCCGCAGCTGGTGGATGCGATATCGAAGCAGACAGACCGCATGATGGAAAATCTAAGCGGAACGACAGGATTCAAGTCTATGTCTGGTTTTGAAATGCTGAAAAATCTGTATCAGCGGGAACTGGATAAGGCACTGATCAAGGTTTGCTCCGGCGCGTTTACCAGAGAGCAGGCAGTGATCGACACGATCCACAGTCTGGCGGTCAGCGGCCTGCGAACCATTGACTTCAGCTCCGGCCGGACCATGCAGCTTGACACAGCTGTTCGATTGGCTGTTCGAACGGGCGCCCATCAGCTATCTGCCAAGATCATGGACACCAATATGGAGAAGACCGGAAAAAATCTGGTCTATGTATCAAAGCACTGGGGAGCCAGAAACACCGGCACCGGTCATGCAAACCATGAGCAGTGGCAGGGTAAGGTATATTACATAAAGCCGATCAAGGATTATTCTGCCGAGGCAAAGCGCATCGGCCAGAGTAAAATTGAGGATTTATGGGAAGCGACAGGATATAGCGCGGATGGATCTCATGAGAGCGATCCTTTGGGACTGAATGGGTATAACTGTCGGCACAGCCATTATATGATTGATGAAGGCTCCTTCGATCCGGCAGATCATCCGGAGGATCCGGAGCCTAAGCCGGTCACACTGAATGGCAAGACCTATGATTATTACGCCATCACACAGAAAATGCGGGCAAAGGAGCGCGAGATCAGGGGATTAAAGCGGGAAAGAGAGGCACTGAAAGCCCTTGGATTCGACACCAAAGAGATATCTACCAGGATCAAGCGCAAGATAAGGGACTATGAGGACTTCTGCGAGGCAGCAGGCGTGAAAGCTGATATCAACCGGCTCCGGTATGAGGGCGGCACGTCGGATCTGACCAAGACGGAGGCTTGGAAAAAATACAAGGACACAGTAAGTACAGACACAAACAATCTTGAAATGCGAGGTCGGCCAGTCAGTTATCGAGATATAACAAAAGAATGGTTTTCAGATGTTGTACCCGGTAGCCATGAAGTGCAAGAAGTGTTGCAATATACAAAAAATAACGTTACATATACGGTTGATGGGCATAATGTGGTTATTGATTACAAGGAACATGAAAAGAAAATTGCAGAAATGTTAGCGACAGAAGTTGGTGGGGAGATATTTATGCTTCCTCGAGTAAATAACCCAGCAGGTATTTCCACTCCGGATTATCGTTACAATGGTTATGAATACGATTTAAAAACACTTACAGACATAGCTGCGGAAAACACAATTTATAACAGGATAAAAAAGGCAAAAAAACAGGCTAATCGGTTTATTATTGATGTAAGTGAGACGACTTTGACAGATACCATAATTAGCAGTCAAATTGATAAAATATTTTGGTCAAAAGAAACCATGTTTGTAGAGGAAATAGTTATTGTACGTGAGTACAGGATTGTCGGAGTGTTTAGAAGAACGTAAAAAGAAGCTGACACGCCATCACATCTCTTACGAGAATTCACGAAGACAACGACCAACTTCTCTTTACTAATTGTATTATAGCACAATAATTCCGATATATGCAATATTTTTTAATTTTCTCTTGCATTTTCAAAAATTACATGATACCGTTAATTTAGGACAAGCAAACAGCACGTGAGAAAGGGTGGTGCTGATGACAAAATCGTCATGGGTCGCGTGTCCAAAATGCGGATACGCACATTTTATCAAACGGCACCGGAACACGG